ATAATTATAAAGATGCGTCGTATAATTATGAAAAATATTTCAATAAACATTACGAACAAAATAGTTTTGAAACTATTTTATTAAAGCACAATTATAATTTAAATGAACAATTATATGAACATTTTAATTGGTTAAATAATTATACACAAAAATTCTATCTTAGAGATAGTCGTATTCTCCGTGAATATAAGCATCATGTATTACACGCGTGGTCTTCTTATATACAATCACCATTTGATAAAGCATTTACAATTACCTGGGATGGTACTGGCGATTGGGCTTCTAATTCTTATATGATGTTTGATAAACAAAAAGAAGTTATGTACGAAGAAAACTCGAAATTTTATGGATACATATATGAATACGTCAGTAGAATGTTTAGTAGTTTGATAGATACTGGAAATAGTTTAGATTATGCTGGTAAAACTATGGGATTATCTGCTTATGGTAGGCCTACTGAATTTACAAAAAAATTCCAAAATCTATTAGATCATATATTAGAAACGCATGATAAAATAACTGACAGGGGAATAGTATTTGAAAAAATATTTTCTTTTTTTGATAATTCAATTTTAAATAAAAATTTAAATATGTCTGATCACCGTGTTTTATTTAATACTATTAGAGTACACAAAGCTTTAAACGCAATAAAAGATACAAAATATATAAAATATAAAAGACATTTTTTATATGGATCTGAAGAAATGGACGTGGCTTGGGCAGTACAGAATTGGATTGAAAATAAATTAATTCAATTAATTGAAGAGAAAAAAACTCTTATAAAGGAATGTAATAATAATTTAATACTTTCAGGTGGTGTTGCATTAAACGTATTAGCAAATCAAAAAGCTAGAGAAAAATTTAAAGATATTAATTTTTATGTTTCTCCTAATCCAAGTGATTGTGGATTATCATTAGGAATGCTTGCAAAATACTTATCAGATAAAATAGATTTTAATAATCACACTTCTATGTTATACTCCGGAATGGAATTAAAAGGAAATACTGATGTTTTTAAAAAAACTATTACTTTAACTGAATTAATAGAATTAATTAAAGAAGAAAAAATAATAGGTTTGCTGCACGGTGATTCTGAAATTGGGCCCAGAGCACTAGGTCATCGTTCTATTATATGTTTACCAAAATTTGGAATGAAGAAAAAAATAAATGAAAAGGTAAAATTTAGGGAATGGTTTAGACCTTTTGCTCCAGTATGTACACCGGAAATGGCACAAAAATATTTTGTTTCAAATAGTTTTGATAACATGGAATCAATGTCATATGCTATTAAAATAAATGAAAAGTATAAAAATGAATTAGATGCAATTACACATGTAGATAATACTGCTAGATTACAAATTGTAAAAAAAGAGGATAATGAATTTTTATACAGTTTAATAAATACATTAGGTACTCCTTTATTGAATACTTCGTTTAATGTACAAGGTAAACCTATTTTAAATTCTATGAATGAGGCATTACGCGTTTTAAAATATACCAACTTGGATCACATTGTATATTATAACGGCCAGGAAATAAAAATTATATGAAACCTATACTTTCATTTTATATGGGTCATGATGCAAATATGACTGGATATGATCCATACACGGATAAATTTTATATATATGAATTTGAAAAAAATTCTTCTAACCTTAAAACTGGCAGTATTAAACATTATTCTGTTACTGCATTGCGAAGTTTTTTTCCCGAGGGACCTGAAGGGTACCGTGATTACAGTAAGATTATAAGTAAAGATTTTAAAGACGCTATTTTATATTTTAAAAATTTATTTAATGTTGAAGAGTTTGAAAAACTTATTGTCCAGAAACCGCCTATAAATGGTAAAAAAAGATTTATAATGTATTATGGACAAAAGCTTTTTCCAATACAACAAATTGAAGAAGCAAATGTAATGCATTATGTTAATAATGGTGATGATTATCATCACAAATGTCATGCACTATCTGCGTATGCTCAATCGCCTTTTAAGCGTGCCGGGTGTTTTACTTTCGACGGTTTTGGAGATGTTTCCTCTAGAAGATTTTCAATATTTAATGATTATGAAGAAAGTAACATAAAGCTGTATGTTCCTTCTATTTCACACGTATATAGCGCGGCCGCCACGGGTCTGCGCGAACTTCAATATACGTGGAATTATGTTGATTTCGCAGGAAAGCTAATGGGATTATCAGCGTATGGAAAAGAATCTAAAGAATCTAAAATTATTATGGAAGTTTTAGAACAGTGTTTAAATACCGCTTTTATAGGAAATCCATTTCCTGATAGAAATCTTTTTTCTAAAAACATGAAAAAAAAGATTTACGCTTCAATTTCTGATGCGTTTAATCTAGATGGATGGGATGGTAAAAATAAAAAAATCAAATGTTTAACTGATCAGCAAGAAAGAAACGTTGCTTATGGTGCTCAAAAATGGTTCGAAGAAAAAACATTAGAAACGATTTCCTCTCATATAAATGAAATTGCTGAATGTGATAATAATCTTATTCTTACTGGGGGTTCTGCTCTTAATGTATTAACTAATCAGAAAATAAGAGAAACGTGGCCGCAGTTAAATGTGTATGTTCCTCCAAATCCACACGATGTATGCCAATCGCATGGAATACTTATAAATTATTTATTAGAAAAAGGTATAAAACCAAAACGTCAAGATTTAACATTTGAGGGTCGTAGCATAAGAGATAATTTACACGATATTGTAAAAAAACGTAATTTATTTTGTAAAAAAATAAACATTAATGATGTGGTTAACATATTAAAAACAAAAAAAGTAATTGGATTTATATCTGGAAATTCTGAAATTGGTCCCCGCGCTTTAGGACGTAGATCTATTTTATCTACTGCTGGAAAAGGTATGAAAACAATGGTAAATAAAGTAAAGCGTAGAGAATGGTTTAGGCCGTTTGCACCAATTTGTATTTATGAAGACGTGCCAAAATATTTTGAAAGTCATGATTATAGAAATTTAGAAACAATGTCATTTGCTTTAAAAGTTAGACCAGAGTATAAAGATACATTGTCCGCAATTACGCATCTAGATGATACTGCTAGAGTGCAAGGTTTGCATAAAAAAGATAATCCATTGTTATGGGAAATTTTAAAATTATATGGTTCCCCGCTATTGAATACATCATTTAATGTTGCAGGGCGTGGAATATTAAATACATATGACGAAGCTGCATGGATGGTTATAAATACTTTTTTAGATGGATTTGTGACTGAATTTGATGGAAATTTATATTATGTTGAGAATATAGACAATGAAGATAGCATTAATAACTGATCAGCACTTTGGTGCAAGAAACGATAGCATACAATTTCATGAATATTTTTCAAAATTTTACAAAGAATTCTTTTTTCCTTTTCTTGAAAAAGAAAACATTACAACTATTGTTGAATTGGGCGATATATTTGATCGTCGCAAGTACATTAATTACGACAGTCTTACTCGTTGTAAACGGTATTGGTTTGATGAGATCAGATCTAGGAATATAGAATTACACTGTATTGTTGGTAACCACGACATTTATTTTAAAAATACAAATCGTATTAACTCTCCAGATCTATTATTAAATGAATATGAATTAAATGTTTATGACGAACCTACGGTGTGTCAGTTTGATAACCTTAATGTTTTAATGATGCCATGGATTAATAATAGTAATTATGAAGAAGCCATGCATTATATTGAAAATAGTGGATGTAAAGTTTTAATGGGTCATTTAGAATTGAAAGGATTTGAAATGTATCGTGGTGCTATTAATGATCATGGATTAAGTCAATCTTTATTTTCAAAATATGATATGGTTATGTCAGGACATTTCCATCATAAATCTTCTCATAATAATATACATTATCTCGGTGCACCATATGAAATGACTTGGTCAGATTATAATGACGCGAGAGGTTTTCATATTTTTGATACAGAAACATTACAGTTGACACATATAGTGAATCCTTATATAATGTTTAATAAAATATTCTATGATGATAGTCAAGAATATAATGAAGATTTGTCATGTATAAAAGATACATATGTGAAATTAATTGTACAGCAAAAGAAAAATCCATACGCCTTTGATTTATTTGTTGATAAATTAAATTCATATGAACCAGCGAATCTTCAGGTAGTAGAAGATAATTTCAATCTCAATTTAGAAGATGATACTGAAATTATTAATGAAGCAGAAGATACTGTAACAATTATTAAAAATTACTTAGGAAATCTAAACTTAGAAAATTCTAAACCCGTAGAAGATTTATTCTACGAACTATATCATGATGCAATCGCGGTTGAATAATATATGATTCATTTTAAAACTATCCGGTGGCAGAATTTTTTGTCTACTGGAAATGTGTTTACTGAGATCAAGTTAGATCGTTCTCCTTCCACATTAATCGTTGGTGAAAATGGTGCTGGTAAATCTACAATGTTAGATGCACTATCATTTGCTTTATATGGCAAGCCATATCGTAATATCAATAAGCCATTGCTTGTAAATAGTATTACCAATAAAAACTGTTTAGTTGAAATTGAGTTTACGATTGGTAGCGTCAATTACTTTATTCGACGTGGAATCAAGCCTGCTATTTTTGAAATTTATGCTGATGATAAACTAATAGATCAAAATGCTAGCATAAAAGAATACCAAGAAAATTTAGAAAAAAATATTCTAAAGCTTAACCACAAATCATTTACTCAAATTATCGTTGTTGGTTCTGCAAACTTTGTACCATTTATGCAGCTCAAACCATATGAACGTCGTCAAATTATTGAAGACTTACTGGATATTGAAATCTTTTCAAAAATGTATTTGGTACTTAAAGATAAGATTGCAAAAAACAAAGATAATATTACTGAAGCAAAGTATCAAATAGACTTACTTACTCAAAAAATTGAAATGACTAAAAAGCATATGAACGAAATACGTTCTATAAAGCAAAGTGATATTGATACCAAAAATAATAAGATTGAAGAAATTAATAAAGAAATTTTAGAATTAGAAGCGCAACAAAATATTATTATGTCAAAGATTAATAATCACAATAATGACATAAATGATTTAGAAATTACTAATAATAAAAAACAAAAACTTGATAAATTAAAAGTTCAATTAACACAAAAATTAAATACTGTTGAAAATGAAATTTCTTTTTTTAATGATCATAATGATTGTCCTACATGTAGTCAACCAATTGATGAAAATCATAAAGAATGTGTAACTAATAATAAGAAAGAAAAAAGAGTAGAGATACGAGATGGCATTGAACAATTAAAAACACATTTTGATGAAGTAGAAGTAAGACTATCTCAAATTTTTGAAATACAATCTATTATTCAAAAATATACACAAGAATTGATGAATATTAATACTCAAATAACGTCCCATAAAAGAAATATTAAAGAACTTAATGATTCATTACATGAACAAAATATTATTAATGAAGATACTTCTCTTGATGATATTAAAACATTTAAAAATGAATTAAAACAATACACTTTAGATTATGAAAGTTTACTCAGTCAAAGAGAAGTTCATAATATTGCTAGTACATTACTTAGAGATGGTGGCATTAAAGCTAAAATTATAAAACAATATATACCTATCATAAATAAGCTTATGAACAAATACTTAGCAGCAATGGATTTCTTTGTTCAGTTTGAACTTGATGAAAATTTTGATGAAAAAATTAAATCAAGATTTAGAGATGAATTTAAATATGATTCATTCTCTGAAGGCGAAAAAATGAGAATTGATTTATCTTTATTATTTACGTGGCGCGCGGTATCTAAATTAAGAAATTCTATTACAACAAATTTACTTATCTTAGATGAAGTATTTGATAGTTCACTTGACAATACAGGAACAGATGAATTTCTTAAAATAATTACACAACTTGGTTCTGGATCAAACGTATTTGTAATCAGTCATAAAGGTGATCAATTGTTTGATAAATTCAATAGTAATATTAAATTTGAAAAAGTTAAAAACTTTTCACAAATAGCAGCATAGGAGAGAGAAATGCATTATGTAATTTATACTAGATTAAGTGAAGAAACAGAAGAGTGGGATCCTATTATTGATATGCGAGCCGCGCAATTGTTTAAAAAACAAGAAAGAAAATTTGAAGATATGACTAAAGTCAATGGTGCAATTAAAAACATGAAATTAAAAGAAGGTTTCTATAAGATTGTAGAAAAAGATGATTGATTTTTTAGATTTATTACCTAAAGATTTTGTTTTAAAATATAAAAAAAGAAAACCTTTTGTAATACGTTGTAAAAACCAAACACATAAAAATTTCATTACTAATCTTTTAAATTGGAAACAAATTTCAGATTATTTTCATGATAATAGAAGATTAACAAATTTGCAAATATTTGATGGTAAAAATAAAATTAGAAATTGGGATACTAAATTATATATTAATAGAGATTTACCTACATATGTAAATAGTAGCCAAACAAGAATAGAAACAGCTACTTTTTATGTTTCGAAAAAAATATTAGCATCTTACTGGGAAAAAAATTGTACTATTATTTTGCCAAGGTCTTCTTTAATAAATGAAGATATTAATAATTTGTGTAAGACTTATGAAAGAGATTTTTCACCACAACTTATAGATACTAATATTTACATTTCTAGAGAAAAAAATTCTAGTACTTTTCCAGCACACCTTGATCTAAGTGAAAATTTCTTATTTCATATAGCCGGTTCGGTAGAATGGAAAGTTTATAAAAAGTTCCAGACAAACTCTGCTAGTTTGTCAGAGGAACAAGAAAAAGAACATGAATTAGAATTTCACAAAGTTTTACACCCAGGAGATATTTTATATTTGCCAAAAAATGTTTTCCATAAATCTATTACTAAAGAGCCACGAATAACGATTTCCTTTCCAGTTATAGGTAAAGGAATTCCACTTGAAAGAGACTATATTGATTTTGATCCAGGAGTATTTGATGTTAGTAAAGCCAGATAATAAAATTTTCAATTCTATAATTAAAGAAGTTGATATAACAGATTTTGAAGAAAAAAGAAAATGCAAAGCTGCTATTAAAGAGATGGAAAAATATTTAGGGAGTGCTTTGGGCATTTCTGCAAATCAGCTCGGTTTAGATTCTAGAGTATTTCTTCTTCGCGGAGAAAAAACTGCAGCTATTATTAACCCTAGTGTTGTGTGGGAAAGCTCAAATTTAGAAGAAGGTGAAGAAGGTTGTTTGACATTTCCAGGATTATATGTTAAGATTAAGCGACCAAATGAAATTGGTGTTAAGTATATTAATTATCAATGGGAAGAAGTAGAAACTACTTTAGCAGGTCTAACTGCTAGATGTTATCTACATGAAATGGATCATTTGAATGGCGTTAACTATTTAAGTCGTTCTAATAAATTTCACGTAGATCAAAGAAAAAGAAAATTAAAATTAGCACGAAGAAAAAATAAAGAATTAGATAAAGCATTGAAAGAAATGTATAAACCTTCTCCAATCGTAGAAGAACCAAACCAAACAATGTTTTCAATTAATACAGAAGAACAACTGAAGAGGAATTTATCGTGAGTAAAGATTGGGTAAAAGATATGTTTGATATGCACACCCATTATGGTGTACGTAAAGTCGTTGATGAGTTATCACCGGAAAAATTAAAAATGTTTCTTGAGTTTCGGACAAACTTTTTGCAAGAAGAACTAGATGAACTAAAGGCTAATAAAGATAATCCTGAAGAAATTGTAGATGCTTTGATTGATCTTTGTGTTGTGGCTATTGGTACTCTTGATGCTTTTGGTATAGATGCCCATAAAGCCTGGGATGAAGTGCTGATGGCTAATATGTCAAAAGAAGTAGGAGTTAAGCCTACTCGACCAAATCCTCTTGGTTTACCAGATCTTGTTAAGCCGGAAGGATGGACTCCTCCAGACCATGGAAAAAACCATGGATTTTTACCAAAAATGTTTAATAATCAATAACTTATATGCTGGTTTACTTTTTCGCAAAAAATGGTAGAATAGTACCATAAATTGAAAAAAGGCAAAACATGGAAAATCAAACATACATAGTTTTTCAAGTAAATGATGTAGAATTGTTTTTTGATATTGGCAGATATCGAGAGGATGATGATAATAATCAAGATATTTTTCTCGAAGATGCAGTCAGAAAAAATTGGGATCAATACGATATTGTTGCTAGTGTTTCTGCTGAAAACTTAGATGAGGTATTTTTTATAACTAATTTTTGGAATCAACCAGAAAAAGTTCATAAATTTAAAGAAATGCATTCCTTGTCAGTTGGCGATGTTATTTTCGATAATCAAACTAAAAAATATCACATTGTTGCTAGATATGGTTTTATTGAAGTAGAAGATATGCATATTCCTACTTACACTTCTTCAGAATTTACTAAAAAGGCGTATAGCAATGTTTAAAGAAGCATTAAACACTGACCAAATTAATGATTTGGTAAATCACTCAACCCCTGTTGCTAAAGAAAAAGCATTAGAAATGCTAGAGTCAAATTTATTTAAAGCAAATAAATTTAAAAAAGCTAGGTTGATACAAGACATCAATTCAGCACGTAGTGCAAATGAAGTATGTCGTATAATGTACTACGTATATCTTGCTGGTACTGGTTTAGGTGTTACAGGTTCTTCTTGGCAAAAACATTACGGTGAAATGTAATGAAATTAATAAAAGAACAGTCGTTTAAATATGATAGAACTCTTAGCGATAGAGTTGATAAAATGTCTGCTGAAATGTATCTATGTCCAAGACGCAATCAAGGACGTACTTTTGACCAAGTACGAGATGCAACAATGGCTATTGTTTTAGAACATGCTCTCGAATTGCAAGGATTTAAACGTAACCCTAAAGAATTTGACGTAACAGACCCAGACTCATATGCTTGGGATGTTACTCGAGAGGGGTTGACATTTGAAGTAAAACGGTGTAGAATAGACGAAAATAGAAAATGGTTTTCATTTAAAGAAAACCAAGTTAAAACTTTTAGAAAAAATCGACACTTAGTTAATGGTGTTATTGTTGGTGATTATAAAAAAGTAGGTGATATGGTTTATGTTAAGTGGATGCTAACTGCACCTGCTAAAAACTTTTTTGACCACGTGTATAATTCAAAATTTAATAAAGGTGAAATGTATTATAATCACAACCAAGTCAAAGAATCTCGGTGGTTGCTTGCGTAGCCACCTTGACCCGTGCGTAGTGCACACAAACTTAAACTTAAATAATGGAAGGAAGACTAATATGTCACAAGTACTTAAAGTAGAAGCTGCTCTTATGAATGGCGAAGAATTGACTGCAAAGCAAATTTCTGCTCGTTTTGGTGTAAAATCACCTGCGAAAGTTGTTAGCTTGGTACGTCAGCGAGGTAATGCTGTATACCTCAATACTCGCGTTAATAAGGCTGGTGAAGTGACACGTAAGTATCGAATTGGTACTCCCAGTGCATCATTGATTGCTGCTGGTTATCGTGCACTCGCAGCTGGTATCTAAGATCAAACAGCGTGTAGGGCCTTCGGGCCCTACGTTTATTTTCTGTTTATGGAATTTTTATGAAAGAATCTCTTAAAGTTTTACAAGAATGTGCTGAACTACAAGCACGTAAATCTAAAGACTATCAAAATGAAAAGTCAAGAATTCGTCAGGCCGATCATTACCCTCGTGGTTGCGCTACTATTCTTGATATGGTGCACCAAAAAATAACTCGTATGTATTCTGTAATGGAATCTATGGAATATGGTGATGAAGTAAATTTTGAATCACTTGAAGATTCCGCTATTGATGCAATTAATTATCTTTCATTTTTTGTTTCATATTCGCGTGGCAAAATGGAAGGTCAAGATTCAAACCGTGATTTTGTAAATCGTCCAAGGAATGTTAATGAAAACAGTGAATGATATTCGTAATGAATTTATTCTTAAAAGAAAAAATTTAGAATTTAATGATGATCGTTCTGGTCAAAAAATTATTGAGATGCTTGGTGCATCTTTTGTTGCAGACGAGCCTTCAATTTTTGGTAAACCTTCTAAAACATATATTGAACGTGAAATTGATTGGTATATGAAACAGTCGACCAATATCAATGATATCTATGGTTGGGACCGTAAACCACCAGAAGCATGGCAACATTCTGCTAATACATGGGGTGAAATCAATTCAAACTATGGCCATCTTATTTTTAGCGAAAAATATTATAATCAATATAAACGTGTAAGAAATGAGCTAATTGATAGTCCATCTGGTCGACGTGCAACTATGGTATATAATCGTCCATCTATTTGGATTGAATATAATGAAAATGGTAAATCTGACTTTATTTGTACTAATGCAGTCAGTTACTATATTCGTGATAATAGATTAAATTGTGTAGTTCAAATGCGTTCCAATGACGTAGTCTTTGGTTATAAAAATGATTACGCTTGGCAAAAATTTTTATTAGATTCTTTAGTTGAAGATATAAAACCACTCAATACAACGCTTGAACCTGGTTATATTATTTGGCAGGTTCAAAATTTACATATATATGAAAGACATTTCCATTTATTAAATGAGGAAAAATAATGACACAAACAGAATTAGATATTCCAGTAAAATTGGATCCACCTTATAATGGATTGTTTTGGTGTTATATTCGAAACAAGATGTTTCGATGGCCTGAGTACATTAGTTTTTATAAGAGTAAAAGACTATGAGTAATACATGGGATGGTGAAGCTCGTGGATGTGCAGATGTAATGTTTTCTAGAATACAAATTCTTATGCGAAAACAAAAAATGTTTTCAAATACAATAGAAACAACTATCTTAAAACAAATGAATTTAGATGCATGTGTTCGCGCGCTATGTTTACACTGTGAATCTAATAAAGTTAGACTGACAGACATTTTAGAACAAACATATTTGACTCTGAAGGAGAATGAAAATGAAATCAGCAGGTAAAGTATGGGGCACAACTCAACAAATAGAAAAAAATTCTTCTTTTGAATTTCATAGAATTGAATTTAAAGCTAATCATGAGTGCTCACAACATAAACATCAAACAAAATCAAATGGATTTTTTGTTGAATCTGGATGTTTAGCTGTAAAAGTTTGGCAAGGAGAAAGTTCAACACCAGATATTACAATTCTACATGCCGGAGATTATATGTCAGTCCCAGCGGGCAAATGGCATCAATTTGTTGGTATTCGTGATGGTATTGCTTTTGAAGTTTATTGGGCTGAGTTTGATGCAGATGATATCATTAGACGTACTACTGGTAAGCGAATTGACGATGCAGAGCCAGTAGACGTTAAAGGCCCTGAACAAGATTTAAATTGGGATGGACAATCTGAAGTTGATGTGCCGGAATGGAAAAGAAAAGAACGTAAAATGATTGAAGAATCAAAATATAATCATGAAAAAGATAGTTTTTTTGTACACGATGGTGTTAAATATCGTGTTCATAATTTAGGTCCCTGTTCTCCACCAAGATTGGAAATTGTTAATGAATAATTTTATGTATTTAATTGGCCGAGGTATTGAAGGCTGTGGTGTAACTAAGTTTAGTTTAGAAATGGCCGAATGGTTAAATGAAAATGTTGCTAAATGTAATGTAATTGCTTCTAAAGATAAAAGTTGGTCAAGAAAATATTCGCATAATATTGATAGTATTATGCAATATAAATTTGCAAATGACGGTGAAGCAAATATGATTATTGAAGAATGTAACAAAGCAGATATTGTGTTTGTTGCATCTTTGCCATCTAAAAATCATCCTGAGGCGTGTATTAATAATTTTAAACGAATTATAAAAGAAACTACAACGCCTATTGTGATGATTCAATTAGATCATAATCATCTTTCTATTAAAAGAAACGCTGCATTGGATGAAACTATTGAAGCATGTAAATTTATGTTTTCATTATCTAGGAATAATGATTTTTCTCAATATGCAAAAAATTTATTGAAGCCAACGAGTTTAGCGGCATTATTTGATGATGAAGAAACTGGCGTTGATAAAGAAATATTTGCGTATCAAGTTGGATATAAATTTGAAGATAACAAAAAAGTATATTGGAAAGATATTACAGAACAAGATCCAAAACATCATAAATGGATTGGCCGAGCTACGTCATGGAAAGGTTATCACCAGATGTTTAAGTTTCACAATGAATATCTAGCTCCATCCGGTTATATGACTACTATGGAGGGTTTAGAAAAATCACCTGCGTTCTTAGACATCAAAGCTAGACATGATTTTGAAATTGTAGATCATGATCAAATTAATAACATACAGTCATATGGTGGTAAAGCACAAATATATCACCAATTTAAAAATGATGAGATGTTACACAGAATGTCACGCTGTGGATTTGGCTATCAGCTATCTATTCTAGATCAAAAATATATTGAACATGCTATTGAATATACTCATTGTGAAATTGTAGCTGCTGGTGCTATTCCTGTATTTTCAAAAGAATGGGGTGAGCGAGCAACGCATAAATTAAAAATGTGTAAATTAATTGATGTTCCAAATAGTGGTACAATTTGGTTAGACCAATACAATATGCAACCAGCATTAGATTTAATTAATCAATTAAGTAATGATGACGTAATGCGAGATGAATGGCGACATATGGCGTATGAAAATTATAAGATGCATCAAGATTCTGATCGTGTATTTAAAGATATGTGGACAATAACACAAAATATGATGGAAGAAACATGCTAAGAATACTAGTAACGGGTGGTGCTGGTTTTGTTGGCAGTCATTTGTGTGAAAGGTTAGCTTATGAAAATGATGTTTATTCTATTGATAACTATTTTACAGGATCTAAAGATAATCATGTAGATGGCGTAGAATATATTAAAATGCCAACACATGGTTTACAACTGTCACATCTTCCTAGATTTGATCTTGTATATCATTTAGGAGAATATTCTAGAGTAGAACAAAGTTTTGATGATATTAATATTGTTCATAAGTACAATATTGATGGAACATATCAAGTATTAGAGGCAGTTCGTAATTGGGGTGCAAAACTAGTATATTCTGGTTCTTCTACGAAATTTACAAACGATGATGACTTTTATACAATGAGTCCATATGCTTTTTTTAAAAAACAAAATACTGAATTAGTAAAACAATATTCTGAGTGGTTTAATATACGTTATGCTATTACATATTTTTATAATGTATATGGTCCAAGAGAAATAAGTTCAGGTAAATATTCTACTGTCATTGCAAAATTCAATGAGCTAATGAAACAAGGAATTGATTTACCAGTTACTATTCCTGGTACACAAAAAAGAAATTTTACACATGTAAACGATATTGTTGATGCATTAGTTTTAATTGGAATAAGAGGTGATGGTGATGAATATGGTATTGGTCATCCCGATAGTTATTCTATTTTAGAAGTAGCTGAAATGTTTGGTGGTAAAATAGTTTTAACAGATCCTAAAAAAGGTAATAGGATGTCAGCAGAAGTTAAAACAGAAAAAACATATGAACTTGGCTGGCAACCAAAACACAATTTGAAAGATTATATTGAAAGCTTATGAAAATAGGATTCACTGCTAGCACATTTGATTTATTACACGCGGGTCATGTACAAATGTTAAGAGATGCTAAAGATCATTGCGATTATTTAATATGTGGTTTGCAAGTAGATCCTTCATTTGATAGAGCTGAGAAAAATAAACCTATACAAACATTAGTTGAACGTTATACACAACTAGCGGCCGTAAAATATGTAGATGAAATTATTCCCTATCAAACAGAAGAAGATTTACAAGATATATTGACATTATACACAATAGATGTTAGAATCTTAGGAGAAGAATATAGAGATAAAGATTTTACAGGAAGAGATATTTGTAGAGCACGTGACATACAATTATATTTTAATAAAAGAGATCACAGATTTTCTTCAAGTGATTTGAGACGACGAGTGAGCGGAGGTGAAAATAATGGTAATGGATTATAAGTTTTTAGAAGATGTTTATATTAAGGAGTTAAAACAATATGTTGAACAAACATACGACCAGCATTACGCGACGGATAAGTACCAGGCTACTGACGTTATTATTGACTCTGGCCATGGTACTGGGTTTTGCATGGGTAATATCATCAAGTACGCAAAACGATACGGAAGAAAAGGCAACAGTGATGAGTGGCGTAAGGATGTAATGAAAATCTTGCATTATGCATTAATTCAATTGTATGTGCATGATAATACTGATGCTGGCATCAAACTAAAATCTAATACTAAAAGGTTAGATGATGTTACTACTGAAGAATGGAATTCTTTAGATCTGTTTAAATAAAGGAAATTAATATGCGATTAGTAATTGCTGGTTATGGACCAGTGGGTCAAGCCGTACATTATGCATTAGAACACCATCCCGCCTTTCATTCTCCCTACATTGGAAGTCAAAATGTAGAGAAGATGAAAAAACGTGATCATGCTGTATGGGTTGATGACCCACACGTCTTGAAGTATGATGGCAAAACATACCATATTGTTGACCCAACAGACGTTGGAAAAATCGACGGCGTTATTGTATGTGTTGCCACTCCGATGAGAGAAGATGGAACATGTAACACTGATCATGTCGAAGAAGTTTTTACGAAATATGGACCTAACGTAAAATATCTTATTAAATCTGCTATTAACCCACAGTGGTTAGTTGAACAATCTAAAAAATATAAAATAACATATTGTCCAGAATTTTTAAGAGGTTCTTTTTTACACGCTGATCCTATTGAAGAATTTATGAATCAAGAATTTTTAATTCTTGGTGGTGAACATTGTCGATGGTGGGATGAATTATTTAGACCTTGTTTACAAAAATTAAATCAAGTAAAGTATCTTACGTTAGAACAAGCATGTTTTGCTAAATATATAGCTAATTGCTTTCTAGCAACAAAAGTTACTTTTTTTAATGAAATGTATTCATTATATAATTCATTAGGATTTAAAGGTTTTGACGCTTGTGTAGATGCTATCGCTTCACTAGATAATAGAATTGGTAAAAGTCATACACAGGTTCCAGGACCAGACGGTAACTTCGGATTCGGCGGTCATTGTTTTCCAAAAGATACTTCGGCGTTAGTCGAGCTTGGAAAATTATATGATGAAAGTATGCCTATTCTTTCTTCTGTTAGAAATGCAAATACGTATTACAAAGAGAAGTTAAAGGAATAG